AGCCAGGTGCAGGAATACTCCAACGTCGTACCGTTTCGGGTCAAGCCCCAAGCAGATGTGCGTAAAAAAGATCAAACCTTTGAAGAGTACGAGCACATGTGCCGCGAAAAAGGGCAGGTAAAATTTGTGATCGTCGGTGCCGAGTCAATCTCCGATAATGCGGATTTAATTAAGCGTATTCAGCCGTCAATTCTGATATTCGACGAAATACACACCCACGGAAACAGTAAACGCTGGCGTGCGGTACATAATGTCGACGGCACTGTCCGGTTTGAGAAACGCAAGACAACTGCTAGCAACAACCCCAACTCTCAAGTCAATCGCCACGCCCGCGCTGTTGCTGTGATGGAAGTATCCCGAATTAGAAGTCTCAAGCTTCGTATTGGCCTGACAGCCACCCCTCTTGATGACGGTAGGCCGCGACGGCTTTGGTCTCAGCTTGATTTACTCGCACCAGGCGGGTTCTCCCACAGTTACTCTAATTTTGCGCATCGTTATTGCGCGGCTCGACCGGGAACCTACGGTGGCTTGGACGACGGCGGGGCGTCTAATATTAAAGAGCTAAAAGCCCGGTGCTCGTTTCTTGTGCACGAAGTTCCGTACAGCGAGTCCCACTCAAGTCTGCCCAGTACGCGGGTTCAGGTAGATTACCTAACCAACACAGAGCTTAATCGCGCCGATAGGTTTAGTGATGAGCAAACGTTTACTCAGGCTGTACGGCAGATGAATCGTGAGGAAGGTTCTCGACCTGAGGGGAAGGAACGTGTCGTTGAGGCCAGATTAGCCGAAGCGTGCAGTCGTAAACGCCGGTACGTGATTGAGGAAGCTATTGAAGGTCTCAAGGGCGGGGGTAAGGTGGTGATCTTCACCGCTCGTAGAAGAGAGACGGAGTTGTGGGCTCATCAACTACGCCAGCAACTAAGTAAGGGCGATGAGGCGCAGAAAGACGTGCCTGTGTGGATGGCTCACGGCGGCGTGGCAGAATCAGAGCGCGACGAGATGATTGACACCTTCCGAAGTAGCGACACAGCATGTTGTTTGGTAGCCACGGGTCAGAGTGTGGGCACAGGCGTGGATGGTATGCAGACTGCGAACCTGGCTATATTTGCCATGCTTCCCTGGAAACCTGGCGACTTTGTACAGTGGAAGGGCCGGTTCGACCGCTTGGGCGGTAGCCCCACGCTGCTCAAAGTTGTGGTCGCTCAAGGCACCTATGACGAGCGTGTAGTTCAGATTCTTGTGGACAAGTTTGGCCCTATTGAATCCTTTTTGAAGGCCGATGAGCTTGACGGATTGGGAGACAAGCTCTTGGGAATGGAAGACGAAGAGGCTCTTGTGAGCAGCATTATTAGTAAGTTGGAGGTAGCGTGAGAAAGATTCTTATCGACGCAGGCAGGTCATCCCGTGGGTGGTCACGTATCGGAACCTTCTCCCGGTGCCCTCAGTTGTTTGCCTACGGTCAACGACTAAACCTTACGATGATTCCCGCAGACGCTTTGACTCGAGGCAGCATGGGCCACATCCTCCAAGCGCATCAGCACGCAATCTGGGGGGCACCCTCCGCTGAAGGCGTGTGGGTTGACGAGACATGGCACGATGACCCCGACGTCTTTCTTGACCCGGAAGAAGCCGTACAAGTGTGGTGCGACACCAATGGTGGGCATGAGCACCTTGATCGTATGCTTGAGACATTTAGGCGGTACATGGCGACACATCCAGAGCCTCCAGGAAATGTCATTAAGGTTGAGTACCCGGTCACCGCTGTACTGGGGACAAAAGATAATGAGTGGGGTTTATGGGTTGTACACGCGGAGGATGCGAATTTCAACCGTCGCGCGGCAAAGGTGAAGGCGTGGGATGGGGGTGTCATTGTACCGACACCACTTAACTCCCCGGGACATCCTGACACCGGCGCAGCTTTAGTGCTCACGCGTCGACTGGATATGGTTACGAAAGAGCGGGGTGGCCGAACATTTATATGGGACCATAAGCATCAGGCGCGTGTACAGGCAAACAAGAGCGTTGACGGCTACGCCATCGATGGTGGTTTTGCCGCGTTCCGAATCATGGGTAAGCAGATGTACGGTAAGGATTTCGGTGGGTTGGGATTGAATCTCATCCAGACTCAAGAGCCTTGGCGTGTGGCCCGACCAATGGTTCCCGCAACACCGCATCGAGATGCACATTACGCTGAGATGTTGTGGCGCGAGGAACACCGGCTGGCTCGACTTGAGGTAGACTCGCCGACCTTTTGGGATTGGCCTAAGGTTCAACATGAAACCTCATGCATTGGACGATACGGTCCTTGTCCGGGAATTAAGTTTTGTTTCTACGGCGCAGCCGCAAAGATTATTTAGGAGAGACTAATGAGTAAGCAAGAACCCCCACCACCGACAGTTATGGTTACCGTTTACGGTAAGCCCAAACAGAAGAAAACGAGTGACGCATTAGCCGCGTTTCCAGGAGCTTTGTTCCTTGGTGTCCCATCAGCGATTACCTTAGTGGCTCAGAATGAATTGGGGTTCAATCCATCCGTTCATCCCGATTCACCGAAGAATCTCACTGAGCTTGTCAGCATGCTGAAGAGCTTCGCTGAAATCAAAGACACTACAAACTACGACGCCGTCGTCGTTGATGATATCAGCCACCTGTGTCAGTGCTCTATGCTTGGGTGGCACGAGTCGTCTCCTGCAGGACGCAGCGGGAAGAAGGACAAGTTCTATCCCTACCAGCAACTCAACCAACACTTGCTTGAGATTGCGCATGCGTCGCGGTACCTGGGCGTCCACCTACTCATGAACTTTCATGAGCGGCCTCCCGGAACCAACGCCGATGGGCGCTTCTGCCCCGGTGGTCCTGACGTTCCGTCACGTAACCAGGTAGAGACCCTACCCTCTTGGTGCGATATCAATCTCCGTGCGATGATTGACCCTACGTACCCCGACCCTTGGTTCCCCAGCATCTACTACTGCGACCCGACAAACCCGGAGTGGGTAACTGGAGATCGTACGGGTATCTGCTCACCCAAGACACCCGGAAACCTCCGTGAGATTCTACGGGCAAGTCAGAGCAACTACCAGTTGAGTCGCCTACAAGGTCTCGAATGGCAAGACGAGGTTGCTCAATCCGTTGCAGATGCTATGATGAGCGGGACCGCTGTACCAGAAGCAATTCAATCAGCGGTGTCAGGTCGGACTGACAATCGGTTGCATCTTCGCTGGGCATGTCAGGATGGCATTGCTCGTGGCGTGTTGGCGCAACAGGCTACACAGTCCCTCTTTGACTTCTCTATCGACGAGACTCAGAGTAGGTCATCGCCGAGCCTTCCACCCCCACCACCAACCAACTAACAACAACAAAAGGAGCCATCATGGCTATCAAAGTATCAGGTAATGCATTTCAAGGAATCAGCGCTCTCGGTTCATCCGTACCCGAAGCGGGATTCTACGCAGTGAGCATCGTAAACATCGAGCGTGCTCCAACAGACAAGCCCGCAACTCGTCGGGTCCACGTTCAATTTGAGAACGGGTTCAAGATGTTCTCGTTCTTGAGTCTCCCGTTTGACGACGCCGGTGCCATGCTCCCAGACCTCACGGATAAGCAACTACGCGGCCGGATGGCTGTGCTTCGTTCAGTTCTGGAGTCTTTGGGCTACTCGGCTTCCGATATCGAGGGCGCGGCTGAGATCAACACCAACTGGTTCTTGACTGAGCAGAACGGTGGACGTAAAGCCCATATCGAGTTCATTCCTGGCCAGAAGGGTGTCCAGGGTTCTTACAACGAGATCGGCAAATGGTTAAACGAGAAGCAATTCAATGCTCTTAAGGGTGCATCGACCACTACACCTTCGACCGCAACAAAGCCTGCAGTGTCTAACGGCGCGCCTGTGCCGTCTGCGGGGGTCTCTTTGCCGCCTGCCGCGAGTACTGCTCAAGGTATCGTTAGCTAAGTCGAATAGACCAAGGGGGTTCCTGTACCTCCTAGGGCCCAGCAGGGAGGCATGTGGGTGGTCGCAATAGATGCCTTATTTTTTAATTTTTTAAACCGGAGAGAAAATGTTTCACGAATTCAAAACAATCGGCGGGGGGCAGTCTAACCCTATCGGTATAAATGACGATCACATCGTGTACG